CTGTATCAGGTGACGAGCTAGCTGGTGCTATCTATGACATTGCACAGACAATGGATGAAAGAGACATTCCTCCAACAGATCGTTTCTGTGTATTACCACCTGCTGAGTACTACAAGTTAGCTGAATCAGCTACAAGAACTGTAGATGTTGACTTCAACCCAGGTGGCAATGGTTCATTTGCTTCAGGTCGTGTACAACAGATTGCTGGTATTCCAGTGATGATGAGTAACAATGTACCTCAGTCAAACGTATCATCAAACCCAAGTGGAGCTAACAACACCTACTCAGGTGACGATAGCAAAACTATCGGCCTTGTCTTCCACAAGTCAGCAGTTGGTACTGTGAAGCTTATGGATATGACAACTGAGATCTCTGGTTCTGACTACGGAATTATGTATCAAGGTACATTGATGGTTGCTAAGTATGCTTTAGGTCACGGTATTCTTCGCCCTGAGTGTGCAGCTACAATTAAGCTTGCTGCTTCTTAATTTCAATTTTTAGGGTATCTTATTATTAGATACCCTTTTTTTATAACCATGTATCATTCAACAAAGAAAAAAAAGAAGAAAAAGAAGATGGGAGGTAGAGAATCACTTAAAATAAAAAAGTAAAAACCCATGCTTAGTTCTTTAGTAAAAAGACAAGTTCAACTTTTACAAGCCAAAAAAGAAGCTGGTATTGCTTCAAAAAAGGATTTGGAAAAGTTAGAAAAACTTTTAAAAAAAACAAACAACCGCAAATCTTTGGGTATTAAATAGCCATGACTATCGCTGCAACCACAGAACTAGAAAGCGTTAATATTATTCTCGCTTCAATAGGAGAATCACCTATTAACAGCTTATCAGGTACATTGCCTGTTGATGCTCGTCTTGCACAATCAACTCATACTGAAGTTAATAAACTTGTTCAATCAGAAGGTTGGTCTTTTAATACTGAACTCACTGTAACTCTTACAAGGGACAGTTCTACTAAACACATTACTTTATCAACTGATACCTTAAGAATTGATCCTAGTGAACATCATCATCCAAGTATTGATGCAATACAACGTGGATCAAAATTATATGACAGATTAAATAATACATATGAATTTGATGAAGATCTTATTTGTACTGTTATCTACTTCAGACCTTATGATGAAATACCAGAACCTGCTAGAAGATATATAACAATTAGGGCTGCTCGTGTTTTTGTCGATAGGCTTGTAGGGGATCAAGGGTTAAGAAATTACACACAACAAGATGAAATCAGAGCAAGAGCAGTACTTATGGAAACTGATTTAAGTAATGCTGATCATAACTTATTAAGAGGTGATCCAAGCACTACAAGTGTAATTAGTACTTATTCTCCTGCCAACGTATTAATCAGGTAATCATGCCTCTAATATCAAGATCAATTCCTACTTTGTTAAGAGGAGTTTCACAAGCCTCTGATTCAACCAAACAAGCTGATCATGCTGATATACAAGATAATGCGAATAGTGATCCAGTAGTAGGGCTTACAAAACGTTCTGGTACACAATTCATGGCAAATCTAATAACAAGTGGAACTCCTATTGGTAATGCTCATGTAAAATTCATAAATAAAAATGTGAATGAAAGATATATTGCAATATTTACTGCTGACAACATAAGAGTATTTGAATTAGATGGTACAGAACTTACAGTACATAAACCTGATGGAGTTGGTTATTTAAATACGACCACTCCAAGAGATGAATTAAAAACTGTTACTATTGCTGATTTTACCTTTGTTGTTAATACAACTAAAACAACAGCAATGGACAGCACTTTAACAAGTGGTCCTTTATATTATGATGGTTCTTCGTTTGTAAATATTACCAATCAAGCGATTGTATTTATTAAACAGGTTACAGCTAGTACTGATTACACATTGATAGTAGATGGCCGCACATGTGTTTTTAATTCTGGTACTACGAACTTAAAAACTTCTCGTGTTGCAGATAAATTAAAAGCTGGTCTTACTGCTGATGAAAGTGATGTAACTGAATCAGGAACAGCTTTAACAGCAGGTACTACTGGTAATACATTTAATATTTCAAGCAATGGTTCTGTAGTAAGAATATTTAAAAACAATAATTCTGATTTTAATATTCAGTTAAGTGATTCTCAAGGTAATACACAAACAACATTAGTAAAAAACTCTATACAAAGATTTACTGACTTACCAACAGTTGCACCTAATGGATATGTTGTAGAGGTAAAAGGTGATAGATCATCTGATTTTGATAATTACTATGTAAAATTTACAACTAACAACACAACAGCAGACGGTACGCTAGAAGAAGGGCAGTGGGAAGAGACAGCAAAACTAGGTATTAATAAAAGATTTGATTATGACACCATGCCACATGTTTTAATAAGACAGGCTGACGGTAATTTTAGGTTTGCAAGAGTTGATGGAGCAGCATATTCGGTTCCTACAAAAACTGGTACTTATAGTCAATCAGGAAGTACCGCTGTAACTGTTACGTCTGCTAATCATGGTTTTTCTGCTGGTGATTCGGTAACTGTTGATTTTACTACTGGCAGTGGTAGTGATGGGTCTTTTACTATTAATTCAGTACCTAATGCTAATACATTTAGTTTTACAGGTTCCAGTTCTCAAACAACAAGTGGTAATTGTAGCTTTGGTTTAACTAATAATTTTACCTTACCTAAATGGGGAGAAAGAACTGTTGGTGATTTAACATCTGCACCCAACCCTTCATTTATTGGATCTACTATAAGTAATGTTTTCTTCTTTAGAAATAGGTTAGGTTTTTTATCTAGTGATAATGTAATACTTTCAAGGGTTTCAGAATTTTTTAACTTCTTTGCTGAAACAGTATTATCAGTTATTGATAGTGATCCTATTGATGTAGCTGCATCTCATACTAAAGTTGCTATTTTAAAAAATGCAGTAAATATGGGAGAAAAATTAATATTATTTTCTGATCAAACACAATTTACCTTAGCTTCATCATCTGATTCTTTAACACCTGCCACTGCTAACGTAATAGTTTCAACAGAATTTGAATCTAGTGATTCTGCTACACCTGTAGGTTCTGGTGCTTCCATTTATTATTTGACCGAGAAAGGAAATTTTTCTAGTGTAAGAGAATATATATTTCAACCAGGAATTGATATAAAAGATGCTTCAAACATAACAATTCATATTCCAAGACTCATACCAAATGATGTATTTAAAATTGCTGTTTCTACTAACCAAGATATTTTAGCTTTAATTAGTCTTACCAATCCAAACATTTTATATATTAATCGTTGGTTATATGGATCAAGATCAGAAAAGATATTAAATTCTTGGTTTACATATACATTTAATGCAAAGAAAGCTATTAAAGATGTAGAGTTTCTTGGAACAGATTTATTAATTACTTGTGATGATATTGGTGAAAGCGTTGCAAGAGTAACTCTAGAAAAATTATCCTTTGCTACTGATTTTAGAGAACCAAATGCGTTGTTTGAATATCATTTAGATCATAAGGTTTCTGATACAACAACAGGTGTTTCAGTAAGTTATGACGCTGATACAGATAAATCTACATTTACTGTTCCATATAAATTAAATGGAACGATGAAAGTTATAGGTAGATATTTAGCTACAGGTGAAACCAGTACATTTGTTGATACAGCAAATACTACACAAACATTAAAACCAGGACAGATAATTCAAACAACAAATCTTACTAATAATACAACCAGCACAATAGAAGCTGATGGTGACTATAGAAATTCTAAATTTATTATTGGTGAATCTTATGAAATGCACTATAGATTCTCAACACAAAGATTAACAGAGTCTACTGGTGGACAAAATACTGGTGAGATTATAAGTGGTCGCTTACAACTAAAACATTTTTATTTAAAGTTTGAAGACAGTGGATTTTTTAAAGTAGAAGTAACACCTGAAAACAATGCAACATCAACACATAAATTTACTGGTCGTTTTCTTGGTGCAACTTCTGGTTCTATTGGTGATATTACTTTAGAAACAGGTACATTAAGAGTGCCAATTCTTAGTAGGGCTGATAGAGTTAATATAGATATTAAGAATGACACGTTTTTACCAACTATTTTATCAAGTGCTGAATACGAAGCTATGTTCCATATGAGAAGTACTAGGATGTAATGGGACATTTAAGAAAAGCAAATCTAAAAGATCTTAGATATGTTGCTAACAATTTAAGAGAAGTTGATAAGATAGAAGCTTTCTATCAATCAGGACAAGAACCTCTACAAGCTGTTCAGTTCACTTATATTTGCAGTAATGTAAATATGGCTATAGCTGATGATAACGACCATCCTATAGGTCTTTGTGGGGTAGTAGAAGGAGGTGTTATATGGATGGTTGCTACTGATAGACTATTTGAAAATAAGAAATATAAAATACAACTAATAAGAAAAGGTCGAAAATGGGTCGATAACCTATTG